ATAGTAAATAGCACAAGCAAACCCTATTCACAGAAGGATAGGGTGGGGAGTGTAGCAGGTGTAGTTGGTAGTACTACTAATTTTGATTACCATATAGGAGATTTCTGGCATTATCCGTATACTTGGCATTCTTGGGACTGGACTACATACCCCTATTCAAAAACCATCTATAAGTACCAACTAATCTGTCCTCGTTGTGGTAAAACTAACTGGGCAGAGATTGATAAGGTTGTAGTTTGTGCTTGTGGGGCAAGATTAAAGGCAGTTACTAATAAAGTAGACTATGAAATACCTGTAAATAAGTAGAAATGCCCCAAAAGAGACGAAAATGGTAGGTTTGTATATGGAAAGCATTGAACCGTATGGGCGTAGTTTAATGGTAGAACCGTTGACTCCAAATCTTCAAATAGAGGTTCGATCCCTCTCGGCCATGCCAGCTTGTTATCATAAGCTTGTTCCTATACTTGTAGGATACAAATGCTTGTTCTGTTCTAAGAGGTTTCCTAATAGTTATTGGTAATAATGGTGCGTTGGTATAATGGTTATTATACTAGACTGTCGATCTTGTGATAGGAGTTCGATCCTCCTACGCATCGCCACTAAGAAAGGGATGTTATGGCTTGGACCACAATAAAGGCCAGTGACATAGAAGATGATAAAAACATTCCTTATAAGTTTGAAGCACATAGCTTCAATAGGAGACTACTTGAGCGGTGGGAGTGCTGCTCAAATTGTGGACTAATAGCTCTTAGAAACGACCCTACTTTTTGGTGTATCAAGGTCGGTTGTAATTTTTCGAAACATGCTTCCTTCCATAAGGGGTGGTAACAATGTTCGAGTTTATTATCTTTATAATCATACTCTTGATAATCCTTAGGGTTTTTCACGTTATTTAGGGGGCGTTGTAAATGTCTTGGTCAGCAAGTAAGATACTATTCGGAGTAGCAACTATCTGCTTTGCGGTAGCTGTTCTACTAGGTTTAGATGTATTTACACTAAATAGTAAAGTAGACTGGACAGACTTAGGTTTGTTCTTTGGGTTCCTAGCCTTCTTTCTAGGCTAGGTTATTAATGTGGGAGTAATGTAGACAAACGGTCAGTCGGCTGTCTGTAAAACAGTTCTCTTAGGGCGGTTAGGTTCGACTCCTAATGCTCCCACCAAACTATGCCGGATAAGCTAACAGGGTTGAAGCGTCTCCCTGAAGAGGAGAAGGAGTTTGTTCGACTCAAACATTCGGCACCAATTATTGCGCTCGTTATGGCAGGTGCCCGGTGAGTTTCATAAGCTCGTCCTTTACCCGTTCAAGTCGGGCGGGCGCAACCAAATTTATCATGGGCCTGTAGTTCAAAGGCTGAACGGTGGACTCTTAACCCACGCGCATGAAGGTCCGAATCCTTTCAGGCTCACCAAACAAAAGGAGTAAAATGAAAGAAATCTACGGAGCAGCATTAACAATACTAACGGCTATAATAATCTTCTTATTTATGCTGTGTATCGTAGCATTCCTTGTCAATACACTAATACACATGTAGTTTACTGCCCGAGGGATCAGTATGGGAAAAATGAATAAGCTCCGTATAAAGCACGAAAGGGAACTGAGGGAATCTGAAAAGTGTGCCTTCGATCATGAGCGTGAGCTACGAACTATTTTTGATAACAATGAAAGAGAGTTAAGACTTCAAAATGAGGCCGCAGTAGAAAAAGCCAGGGCACTTCAATTTCAGATTTATGAACAGCGACTAGAGAGTATGAATGAGTTTAGAGAACAACTCTCCAAGCAAGCAGTTACATTCTTAACTGTAGATCGTTTTGAAAGGGAACACAAGGATTTAACTACGCGCCTAGAAACATCTATTACTACACTTGGAGAAAAGCTTGGTGTAGAAAGCGGAGTTACATTACAGCAGAGAGCTTCCCACGATGCTGTTTCTAACCTATTAAATGATACTCGTCTTTGGGTTATAGCTGCTGTTGCTGTTTTAGGGTTCCTTCTATCTAATGGGATTATTAAATAGCCTAGCCTAGTAGCTCAATGGTTTTAGAGCGCCGAGCCGATAACTCGGAAGTTGGGAGTCCGATTCTCTCTTAGGCTACCATTGTCCTTTCGTTTAAAGGTAGGACGGCTGGCCCTGGTCCAGCTAGTGTAGGTTCGAATCCTACAGGGATAACCAATCCGCTTGTAGCTCAGTTGAATAGAGCGCGAAGCCACGGACTTTGAGGCCGGGGGTTTGAGTCCCTTCAGGCGGGCCAAATACTTACAAACGAGACAGAGAAATCTGCCTCGTTTTTTTATACCTACGAGGTTGAAATGGATGAAATAGAACTGTTACCAGAATCAAAGTTGCGCCGATTAAGAAATCTACGACCCTACAAAGACCTATCAGATGAAGAAATCTCTCAGGCTTATACTCAAAAGAGAAATCTGGACATTATAAAAGGTGAAGCAGATTCAGAGGCTGAAAACTCCTCTGAGGATGCTGCCTATGAAAGACGCTTCAATCAAAAGATGGAGTTATTCAAGGCGCAGTTTGCTGTAGACATGAACGATTCTAACGATGCCATGTCTCTAGTAATGCTTGCCAGACACTCTCTACAGTCCGAAGATTTGGATAAGCAAATAACTGCTGAGATGCGTAGAAAGGGCGATAGTAGAAACCTCAAAAACTTGGGGGATGTACAAAGAAGTTTAGTTACATCTATCAAAGAGCTACAAGACAGCCTTGGTATTTCTAGAAAGACCCGAAAGGAAGAGCAAACAGATGACATTCCTCGCTGGATTTCTGAGACAAGACAGAAAGCTTTGGATTTTTGGCAGCGAAAAACTATCCCTATTCTATGTGAATCTTGTCAGATAGAGTTAGCCAGATTTTGGCTAAACTTCGCAGACTCGGCCAATAAGATAGAGGCACAGTTAGAATGTCCTCAATGTAAAGAAAAAGTAGTATTTACAAGGTAAGTTATGTTAGAAGATAAGATTGGAATGGAAGAAGCAGATTGGGCTTTCGCGCAGATTATCATGCAGCCTGTTCTGTTTCGTGAATTCATAAATCAAGATGACCCTAACTGGAAAGAGCTAGAGCCTCATGAACGAGCTTGGACAGCTTGTGACCAACACTATCTTTGTATGTGCTGCGGACGATCTGTACATAAAACTACTACTATGATTGACATGCTTTATTTCTGGATGATAAATGAAGAGTTTATTGTTGGTGATCCTGGGCTCTTCGTTGTTGTTCCAAATAAGGCACAGAAAGACTCTACATTCCCCCGCGTAAGAAGTGCTTGTGAAACACATTGGCTGGTTTCTAAGTTGGTAGACCCTAATGCTATAAACATTCAGGAAGGAAGAATCCAGTTCTTGAATGGCTTTACATTTATCATGAGAATAGCCGGTGCGGCGGGAAAAGAAACAAACATCATCTCAGTACACACATTTAGGATTTGGGTTGACGAGGCACAAGATTTCCCTTGGAGAGCTTGGCTAAGCTTACAGAATGTACTAAAACGCGAAATACCTGGCTATAAGTTAATAGTCTCAGGTGTACCTAATGGTGAGAGAAGAGAAAATGTACTTTACCATTGTGACCAGATAGACCAGGACTACTACAGCTTTAATATCTCTCAGACTATGATGAGTTGGTGGACTCCAGAGATGGAGTACAAGAAGCGCGTTGACTACAAGGCGCAAGAATATGACTCAGAAGATTATAAGCACTATGTTTTAGGGCAGCATGGAGTACCTACTTATTCTATCTTTGATAGAGTAAGATTTAAGATTGAGGATTATGAGGTTCATCTTGAAACCCTAAATCAGAGAAGCTTTGATGCTACTAAACGCTATGATCCTAATCCTTCTGGAGAAGCTAAAGAACCTGTTTATCACATAAATGAGGTATTTACTTGCCCCGAAGTTCCTATTGAGGGTGGAGTTAGAGCTAGGGTCGGTTTAGGCTATGATGTAGGATACTCACCTGATCCGGCAGTATTCTTTATTATGTATCAGGACCCAAAGACGGGGCTATGGAGAAACCTATCAAGATACATACTACAGCGTGTAGAGTATGCTTTACAGAGAGAAACATTAGCTTTCTTAGATAGTGTTTATAACTTTGACTTTATGGGTATAGACATGGGTGGACCAGGAAAGCCCCAGTATCAGGACTTGGCAGGGGAACTAAATCTTTATCAGGATCATAGGTTTAAGGATAGATTATTCCCTGTAGAGTTTGGATCATTTGTTCCAGTTGCTAAGACAATGGAAATGGCCTCTAATGGAGAGAAAGTTGAGGTAATAAAGAAGGCACAAATGAAAGCAGTAGCCGTTGAAACTGCTTCAAGATGGGTCCATGAACATAGATTCTCCTTCTCAGAAAAAGATGATGATCTAATGTCTGAGTTGGAAAGAACAAAGTTTACAAGAAATCAAGCAGGAGAGCCTGTGTATAGAACTGTTGATGACCACCAGTTTGCCGCAATGATGTGTTCCATTCTAGCCTATGAGGCAGAGTTCGGTACACCACTTATAACACACAAAGAAGAAGTAAAACCAAGACTTTTGGCCGCAAAATGGCTAGATGATAAGGAGGGAATATTCTATGGAAGATAAGATAGAGCCAAGGGCTGTAGAGACACCTGATCTATCCCACAAACTTGCTAAGGCAGACTCTGCCTTTTCATCTATGTTTGATGGTCCTTATGGTAGCGATATGGGGCAGTATTATTCCCCCCTTGGAGCAGTAGTCGGTGGGGGATCAGGTTCAAGCATAGAAAGATACTGGCAAAATCAAGGTTTGGCCCCAGTAAAACTACTACTACCTAAAGACTACCAAGGTATTCTACAACTATGCTATGACTTTTATCAGAGAGGCGGGGTTGTAGGAACAGTAGTAAATAGGTTGGCAGAGTTTACCATTACTGACATTAGAAATGCTCAGAGAAATGGAACTGACGAGTCTAATGCCTATTTCAATGCCGTACTACATGAAAAGCCCTCAAGACTAATGAGGCTGCTACGCACCTTTGCTTTGGAGTATTTTGTATCGGGCATGATTATCCCTAGAGTAGATTGGGTAGAGATGCTTGGAAAAGACATTTCAGCCGATAGTGATTTAAAGCCTGGTAAGAAGTACATGATGCCTCAGTTTGACTGGTATCCACCGGCTTTGATTGACATTCAATGGGCAGGATGGGGCAAGAAAACTTTCTATCTAAAGATTCCTTCTTCAGACATGAAGCTGATTAAGAATCAGGGATCAAACATTAAGGATCAGCAACTACGCTATGAGATGCTTGTAAGAAACTATCCAGACTGGGTAACTCTTATTGGGCAGGGAATAAACAGGGTAGAGCTAACTGATGTTGATCCCATTTTGAGAAAGGAGCTATCCATTACTCCTTATCCAACCCCATACCTATTTAATGTTTTGGAGTCTGTACTGTACAAGCAGCAACTAAGACGAATGGATTATGCTGTAGCAGCCAGAGTTATTAATGCTATTCTGTTGGTTCAGGAAGGAGATAAGGATTTCCCTCTAACACAGGATAATCAAGATAACTTGACTACACTTAAACAACAAATAATGGCGCGTACTAATGATCCAAGACTTATGGAACGCCTATTCATACTATTCTCTAACCACACTACAAAACTTACTTGGATACATCCAGATACTTCGGCTATGTTGAGTCAGGAGAAGTATCAGTTAGTTAATAGTGATATAGAAGAATCCCTTGGATTTGCTCGTATCCTATTGACTGGACAGGCAAGAAGTGCTGGTACATCAGCCGAGGTTTCTACTTGGGCTATACAACCTGCTATGGAAGAATTTAGAGCCGCCCTAATTGAGTGGATAACAGATGTTTATCAGCAGGGGGCACAATTAAATGGATTCAGAAATCTTCCTGTCCCACTATTCAAGCCTATTAGACTTCAAGACCACCTAAAGACTGCAGCAATCTTTGCCCAGGCTTATAAGGAAGGTATTGTAAGTAGAACAACAAGAGCAGAATCTGTTGGAGTAGATTACGAAACAGAAACAGAGCTTATGCGCGACGAGGCAGTTTATGCTAAGGATTTGCCAGCATATCAGCCACTACCTTATGCAGCATTGCCTCCAATGATGGGTAAGCCAACAGGAACAGCACCTACAGGATCACCGTCCGCACCGCCTTCTGGTGGTAGACCAATAGGAAGCCAGAATGTTCCTATAAATCAAAGAAATACAGGAGTTAGACCCCCAGGACAAGAGCCTCAGTCACAATTAAAGGCTGAAGATTTGGGTATGAGTGATGAGGCACTTCTAGAGAAACTATCAGCCTTTGCTGAAAGTAGAGGGATTGTTGTTACACCGGAGATGGTATTAGAAACACCACCCCTTATTCCTGATAAGGAGAACTAAGAGTTGAAGTGCAAAGTAGTATGTATCCTATGGTTAGATCATTTACACGTTAATAGAAGTTCGTTGGGGGGATGGAAAAAGGCTCAAACACCTACCCTTAGCATAGGACTAATAGTAGATGAAACGGAAAAGGCTTTGGTATTAGCCTCGGACATTGAAAGGTATGAGGAACGAGACGATGTGACTTATACCATTATTTATAAAAGTGCTATTCAAAGTATAAAGGAGTATGGAAGTATAAAAATAGCAAGGTTAAAGGGGTAGGAGGCGCACTCGTGGATGAAAGTTTCGATTTAGTTTTGGGATTTATTACCCTTACAACTTTTTGGGGGGGCATGTATCTTTCATCCAGATACAAGATTAGGAAAGTGAGAGCATACCTAAGAAAGCTAAGGGAGGAATAACAATTGGACAATTTAATAGTTGCTATCGCCGCTCCATTTTCCGCATTTCTGATCGGAATGATAGGGCTTCTGATAGCACAAAAAATGGGCTTAGGACCTAAGCAGACCGATCTTATTGGAATACAACAGGATTTAATAAGTACTCAGAAATTAAAGATAGATAGTTATACTAGTGATCTGGCCGCACTACGCACTCAGATTGCCGATCTTACTACTGAGGTTATTAAACTTAAAGATACTATTGTAGCACAAGCCAATGAGATAACTCGTTTAAATCAATGTATTGAACAAAGTCTTACAAAAACAAGAAAGAAACTGGTTACTACAGTAGAATTAAAACCTGAGGAAGATGAGCATAGTGTTTAGTATAGATAACTTTCTATTAGGGTTTACTCCAATAGACATTTTCGTAACTATAGTGGCAGCTATGCTGCTATCTATAGCCTATGTCCAGAAGAGACACCTAAACATTTCCGTTCTCTATGATACTTTCCTAGTGGGAAGCTGCTTTTTTGTCTTTCAATTAGTAGAAAGATGGGCGCAAGATACTCCAAGATGGGAAAGATCAGCAGCTAACTTAGCACTATGGGGTATCTTTATGGTTTCCATTTGGATATTTTCCTTTATTAGAGGTAGAAAATACTAATTTCGCCCAAAAACTAATACCAATGAATGTTTACTAAGGAGGTGAATCTTTATGAAAATAGCTTTATTTGAATCAAAAGCTGAGATACAGCAAATAGGTGATTCAAGTGACTTCAAACACCCACTTCTTACTACTGCTAAGTTTGTTTTTCTTGATGACAAGGTAAACTCTAACAATCAAGGAGTATAGGCAGAAGATTTTGACTCTGTTATTCAATCTGCTATCGGGGTTCCTGTAAAAATGAAGTTTGTAGGAACTGCTGGTACACACGCAGGTTCAATACCTATTGGACACATTACCTCTATGGTAAAGGATACTACCGCTGATGGTACTAATAGATTAATTGGTACTGCCACACTTTTTGCTCAAGAATTTCCAAAGGAAATAGCCTACTTGAAAGAAGCTTATGATAAGGGAGAAGCCCCAGGGATTTCTTTTGAACTTCTTTATGATACTAAGGCTAGTATTATAAAGGAAGGTATTACTTGGTTAAAGAACATTATTACTGAGGCCGCAACATTTGTAAGAAATCCTGCTTATGGCACACGCACTTCCTTAATGGCTTTAGCCTCAGATCAAAGCGTTAGCGATGACGATTTTCATTCAGCAGTTCTTCAATGGGCAGAAACTGAGAAAGAACAAAATGTACAAAAAGGAGGTAGTAAAATGACCGAGCAAGAAATAAAGGATTTACAGGACAAGTTGGCTGCTGCCGAAACTAAGGTAACAGAATTAACAGCTTCACTCGCAACAAAAGATACTGAGTTAACAGAAAAGACTGACGCTTTAGCTACAGCTACAACAACTGTAACTGAGTTGCAGACTAAACTAGATGACACTGTTAAGGCAGCCACAATAGCTGAAAGAACAGCAAAGATGACAGAAGCAGGATACAAGTTAGATGCTGATGCAGAAAAGGCAGCAGCAAAGCAGGCTATCTGGCTAGAGCTTTCAGAGCCAGCTTTTGCTAGTTATTTGGAAGATTTTATTGAAGCCAAAAAGTCCACAGTCGCAACAGCTTCTACTAGAACAGTAGCCACAGCTTCAAAGACTATGAGCTTAATTCCTCGTCCTGATGTTGGAACAGCCTCTGCTCCACCATCACTTGCAAACGTATTGGAATCTTTTGGTAGTCTATCAAGACCAGACAAGCCACAAATGGCTAAATAAATTCTTAAAAGGAGGTAGAAAAAACGAATGGGAGCACTATTAAACACACCTAGAAATCCAGTAAAGCCTTTATTTATCGTAAATAAGTATCGTGACATTAACGGGTCTAGAGTAAACCAGTCAACAACTCGTGGAGCATTTTGCTATCGTGACACAAGTGGACGTATGCAAATTCCAAGAACTGCCGCAGAAGCTAACAAAGCCGTTACTCCTGTAGATTGGGCTAAGCCTTTGAACCCCGGACCATACTTCAACAACGCTGATGGTCTGAATGGTTCTCCGTTTAATGCTTTCTCTGATGGATCACTTGGTTCACAGGAAGGTACTTATGACATTGATCCCAACCTAGCGTATTCAACAGCATGGCCTGCTGCCATTACCATCTATGAGGTTCCGCCACTATTCTACAATCAGCCTGTTCCATCTGGAGCAAAGTGCTTGATTTATGATGACGAAAGCGTACTTACATATGGTTCTGGAAACTACGACGGTTATGTAACAGATTTCGCTATTGGTAGTAAGGTATACGCCAGCTACAATACTGGTAAGTACGGTCAGGTTACAGCAACTTCATCTGGAGTAACAACTGCAATTGGAGTAGTAGTCGGTATCGGAGACTTCGGGGATCAAACAGTTACAATCAAGACACGCGGCCTAGTCGCACTATAGTACTACTGTAAAGGAGGGATAAAGAATGAAAGTACCAATGGATAAAAGAATAACACCGGAATTAAGACAAGCCTTTGCAGAAGTAGCTAAGACAGATAAGAAGGCTCTTGCCGAAATAATTACGGAGTACGTTGATCCTGTTTGGCTAACTCTGGATATTGCCAAGAATTTCATGAACACTCGTGAAATGCAGTTTGGGGATATCCTAGTAAAGAGATTTAGGGGCAAGTATGCTGTACAGCAAATTGTTCCTGGTCAGATAACCTTAAGCCAGCAAGTATCCATCAAGGATAAGGCTATGAGCTACACCCTTGATATTCTTTCTGCTAAGGCAGGATACAACACACTAGAAATGGAGCATGGTGGACCACAGTTTACTCCAGAGACAGTTAGATCAGACATAGGAAATGCATTGCAGGAAAGACTTACAATGAGACTATGGAATGCTCTAGCGAATGTTTGGACTTCAGCTAATGCTTCTGCTCTTACAATTACTGGAGCAGGCTCATCTAACTGGATTAGCGGTTCTACAGCTTTAACAGCTTCAGCTTTGGACGCAGCCATTGACCATGTTAACTACTGGTCAGGGTCTGTCAAGGCCATTGTTGGAACTGAGACAGCCCTTGCACCTTTGAGCGAATTTGGACAGTATAAGCTTGTTGCTCCAATAACAACTTACTCTTCTGGAATTCCAATGTCAATCAATAACAACGATGCATTAACAATGCAGAACGTATCTCCATACGGTCCTAATCCACAGCCAGTAGAAAGCTATAGAGGCGTAAACAACATCGTTAGAGTAAAGCAAATCTTTGACGATACTGAGTACCCGCCACTACCCTTGCTGCCGGACAACTTTGTTCTTGTCATTGGCGAGAACATTGGTGAGTTTATTACTTACGGAGACGCGCAAGTTAAGGAATATATAGACAACGAGCCAACTCCTCCTTACTGGAACTATGAATCATGGATTCAGTTTGGTATGATGCTTTGGAACGCTAAGGGTCTAGTAAAGATCGAAATGACTAATCCTACACTTCCATAAAGTAAGTAGGTAGACATTTATAACTGAATATGGTATAATGGGGCTCTCAGCTAGAAATGGCGGGGAGCCCCACCTATTTTAGCATTGTGGGATTTCTTTAGGAAATCTAAGCATTATTTGTGTATAGGCTTCTTTAGGGAGCCGAGGAGTATTAAAATGGCAGAAGATGAGAAGTATGTCTTTTACAAGACAACAGTTAAATTCACTTTAGGTATTAGGTTCACTAACCAGGACAGACAGGGGATCATATTAAACCCCCAAAATCCTTATGTAGCAGTAAAGAAGTCGGGGCTAAGAGAGTTCCTTCAGGCTAATAAGGCTATGGTTCATAAGGGATACATTGTTCCTACGGAAGAGCCAATCTTTGAAGAGGTTTCAACTACTAATGCCTTTACTGATGAGGAAGCTATTGAGTTAGTAAAGAGTTTCTTTATTCTAAAGAAGAAGCTCCCTACAATAGATTCAGAGGGCGCTTTAGTAAGACTTAGAGACATTGCTATTGAACAGGGGCGCTCACAAAAAATAGTAACAATGATAGATGATAGATTAGCAGAAATAACTCCCACCCTGATGATGGGAGAAAATTAAGAAGGTGATGTAATAGTGGATTGTTTAGATTTAGTACCATCACTAAGACGCCACATTAGACAGTTTATTTTGCCCGAAGATACGGATTCTAAGTTGGCAGGGTATGTATCAGATGGTGTAAAAGCCTTGGCATACAGATGGCATAGGAGCTATACAGTTACAAGTCCCTCTCCAAATTCCTACATTATTACTCCTGATATAACTCAGGTAGATGAGCACCCTATTATGTTAGCCTCTGCCATTATTTATAAGGGTGGGTTATTGTTAGGAAGCTTTAATGATGAGGGGTTTGCGTTCAACATACCAACAACAGGTGTTGGGAGTGCTATTCAAAGGGACGTTGATGAGCTAAAGCTTATTCTACCCCCAACTCAATTGGCTGGTGCATCTACTGCTCCACTTAGAGGTTACGATAACATCTTCAACCCTGAAGGCTACAACTTCTTAGGAATCCTTTTGGACACACAGTACTATTAAAGGAGAAAGGTTTTGGACTGCACCATACTAGTGCCGACCTACTATGGGGGAGACTTAACATTACAATGTGTTAAGTCTCTCCTTAATAAGGTTTCTGGCGCAAAAATAATGCTCTATAAAAATGAAATAGGTTGGGTAAAAGCCTGTAATGATCTTATGAAATCAGTTACAACCGATGTTCTGCTTATGAATGATGACACAGTTGCCCTTACAGACTTGGTACAAGAAATGTCTACTTTGGCCTATAGTGATCCAGCAATAGGAATCGTGGGGGGAAAATCTTTAGCACCCGATCAAAGCACTATTACAAACTTCGGTATTTACATAGGGACAGATGGTAATAGCGCCCATAAGCACTATGGACAACAGCGCGCAGAAGTAACTGAACCTGAATACCAAAAAGCTGTAGAAGGTTCTTGTATCTTTATCAAAAGAGAGGTCTTAGATAAGATTGGATACTTTGAT